CGGACTCAGCGAAAGGCGTTGCCGAGTCGTAGGCATAGCCCACCTCATGCTCGTAGACGTAGCCGTCAGACGATACGAAAAGAGGATTGGCGAACACGCCTCGATCAGTTCCAGCGGTGCGCGCCATGTCGCCAATAGCCCAATGGTTTTCGCGGTAGTTGTAGACGACATAAGAGTCGTTTTCATTGGACTGCGATGACGGGTAGAACCACCAGATTTCGCCAAACTTGGAATTGTTGACCGCGTAAATCTTGCTTGCCTGCGTCATGTTCAGGTCTTGGAACACGAAATCAGAGACATCGCAGGGCAAAGGCTTGACATATCCGTCATATATCCAAAAGCCGGAACGCGACATCCAGATCGCGGCAGTCTCAATCGCCGCCACGGACTGCGAGGAAATCACGCCGCAGGCCGAGCCAACCTTCTCAAAGCTGTAAACATAGGGCAGTCCGATGTATGTGGCTGTGTGTACGTCAACATCGGTAAAAAGCAGATTCAAGCCGCGAACACGCTTGCCGCACTTGAGGTCGCCGACAGTCGTCAGCTCAAAGTCTCCAGCCTGGTTCGTCGCGGCAGGCGTCCAAACGGTATTATTCTCCTGATCGCACCACTGCACCTTACGGGTGTTGCCGCCCGCGCCCAGAGCGAACACGAACCGCTCTGAGGTGACGAGGACTGCTTCATTGCCGGTAGGCGCGTTCGTGATCGCAGCGGCCAGCGTCGGCGATGCAAAGCCTAGTTGCCACTCGTAGAGCTTGCCGTCAGCATTTGAGCAGCCAACCAGATATTCTCCCCAGGTGTCCAGGCTCCAAGTCGTAGCCGGTGCAACAGAGCCAACATCAGGACGCGCCACGCCGTAGGCGTAAGAGCCATAAGGTCCGTACCCGTAGCCGATCTTCGCCACGGCGTCGGCAGAGCCAGAGGTAAAGCCTGACGGTGTAATGTCCTTGAGCGTCCCAGCCTCGTTCATGACGTAGAGCTTGGAATGCGTACCAGCAGAGATCCAGCGGCTGCCGCTGTTGTCACGCCAGTTGATGAAGCCTCGACAAGCGCCGGTCATCTGCGATGTGCTGCGCTTGCGCCACCCGCCGACAGGTCGCATAGTACCTTCGTACCAGCGCACCAGCGAGGCATCGTAGTAGCGCCCAGCCGACTGAAACTCGGTGCCGTTACGGTACACGCCTGGCGGGATCTTCAAAGGTATGTATGGCATAGCGTCACGCTGATCTGTTGGACATGAATGAGACTGTCACGATTATCGACGGAGTTGCCGGTATTGCGGGTGTTGTACCACTAGCCGTTACAGCGGGGAACTGCTCCAGCGATACGCCTGGATCTGGCACCCGCCACATCATCTCAAAATAATCGTTCTCGGCAAGCTCAAGAACGAAGTTCATCGCGGCGATTAGTCTGCTCGCTGATCCAGTTGACTTCCTAGCCTTGATGCCAAATTGACTGTTTGACCCTGGGACATCGACGCCGTTCTTGCGAAACCAGATGTCAATCTCTTGCACATCGTTGGTTGTGTTGATGAACTGAGCGGAGAACTGGATGTTATAAACACCGTCCTGCGTCACCTTGATGCGTGACGGAAGATTCCCGCTGATCGCAGTAGATGACACGGTTTGAGATGCTGACACCTTGTATGTGCCAACTCCTCCAGCTGTACCAGTCAACTGCTCAACGATGCTGGTGTTGGCCGTAATGCCGGTCCCGGTGATAAGCATCGACGGGAAAATTGATCCCGCAGAGATAGCCGATACCGTCAGAGTCGTGGTGGCGATTGATCCGGTAAATGACGCGGTACGCGGATCAAGCGAGATGCCGTTACTGTAATCTGTTGTGTCGAATCGAAAGTAGTACGCTACAGCAGCCGATCCATCAGTCTGGTCTGTCGTATCCTGAAAGGCACCATAAGGCGTATTGAGGTACTTGCCGCCGCGAGGAGAGAGCAGCGTCGAGATGATGTTATTTAGCCGCGTGAAGTAGGTGCGCAAAACGCCGCTGCTCTGATCGACATAGCCTCGGTCGTACACAGACGGAGCAGACCCCACATCAGGGGTGCCCGGTGTTTGCAGTTGCTGATTAAGGTTCGTTGCCATCAGTCAGACAGAAAAAGTGCGCGCTCGTCTTTACGGCGTTTATCCAGTCCAGGCAGCACCTTGCCGCCACCCTTGTTCCATAGCAGGAAGCCATCTGCTGCGGCCTCCCATTCGCCGCGATTGGCTTTCATTCGAATCGTACTGCGCTGGAGGTTGCCAAGTCCTACATTGAAGGCAAAACTGACCAGAGCGTCAAAGCGGCCTTGACTGCCAGCACAGCCGGGAATAAGTCGAAGAACACCACGTTCAAAAGACGCGACATCAGCCGCGAAGAGATCATCAGTTTCTTGCTTTGACCAAACACGACTATCCTCCGGCTTGAGCGGCAACTCCCTGCGAATCATCGGCACCGGCTTGTCGCCAGTACGCATCATCGGCAGCCTGATCTGCTCCTGATACAAGACATGGCCGTAACCGATTGTCCAGATGTGAGCCGGACACAAGTAAGGGCGATTGCGATAGCCCTCGTACTTGTGCATCAGATCAGCGCCGACCTTGCTTAGTTTCATGGCTTTGCTTTGCATTTGTCAAAGTGATAGCGCCGCATGTTGCCGCCACCACCCTGAACTGCACAGTGTGGGCATTTAAGAACTTGGCGCTTGCCCTTGCAAGCCTCGCTCAGTTTTGAGCGGTAATTGGGGTCAGCGAGCCTCTTTGCGGCTCCTTTTACATAAGCGCTTCTTTCCCTGCGTATACCTGTTGCCCCGTTAGCGTTCGGCGCTTTGTTGTATAGCTCTCCGTTCCACATCTCCAAAAACGCGGTCTCTAGTGTTTTTGCTTCCTCCGCTGTATCGGTGGCCTTAAGTATGCGGAACTCAAATCCACTCAGCCCCAATCGCCGCGCATCTTCAGCATATCCTTGATAGTGCAAAAACAAACCTTTGTTGATGTAGCACTTGTGGTGCCGCATCCTCAGCTCTATATTCTTAGAGCTGCCAATGTACGCCTTGCCGGTATGCTTGTTGACGATAGCGTACAAACCAATAGTCATTTTTTACTCCAAGTCCTTGACCCGAACCAAAATCCTAGTATACCACTCAGCATAGCCATTTCATCAGGGCTGAAGATGATGTCCGAGTACTTCAGAACATCGTCCATGCTCTTAATCATTCCAGGGTTCGCGTATAGGTAATAGCACAGGAAGATGTTGATGAGCACCAGCTCAATAACGAAGATGTACGTCACGGTCGGGCGCACAGTGCCGACATAACTGGCAACCCACTTATGCGCCCTGTCGAGCACCTTCTCGTCGTGCTTGAGCGCGGCTTCCGTCATCTGCGCCTCGGTCTGCATCATGACCTGATCGGTACGAATCTCCTCAATGCGCTGCTGCGCGGCGTAGCCTTGAGCAGCCAAAGCCAGCTCGCGCTCGTTCTGGAGTCGCGCCATTGCAAGCTCATGCTTTTGGTCGGACTTGCTTTGAAAGAAATCAAGCAGTTTTGGCAAGCCGCTAATCAGCAGGCCGCCAAGAGTAGAGATGAGTGACAACATTAACCAGCTCCTTGTGCTGTTGCTTCCATAATGAACCAAATAGTTGCGCCAATAGTCACGACAACCACCAGCCCGCCGATGAGGATGATGAACAACTCATCAAGCTCCTGCTGCTTTTTCTTGGCGGCTTCCTTCTTTCGCCTGGCCGCGTGAGCTGCGTCTGCTTCCATTTGCTGGGCGCGGGCCGCGATGCGCTGCCAGACGTCCATCTTATTGCTCTGGAAGAAGAGCATCTTGATCTGATTCTCAAACTCCTTGGCTTGCTCGATAGCCATCTCAAGCTCAAGCGCCTTACCCAATGCGCTACCCTTGAACTCGCCCTGCTGAGACTTCTGCACCACCTCGATGGCGTCGGCCTTGGCGTCGAAGTACTTGCCAAGTACCGGGCCGAGCGATGTCACATCATCGACCGTCGCCGCGACCTTCTTTACAAGCTCAACGGCTGACGAAATCGCTGCAAGGGCGGTGATGGG